GACCACCTCTGCGCCTGGCAATGTGTCGGGCGCATTACTTAACTACTTTTCAGAAAGATAAAGACTCAATGGCTACTACATCAAAAGCATTACCTAAGTTTGAAGTTCCAACCATCTCGGCACCTACGAAACTTCTTACTCTAGATCTAAAAACAATCATGGTCAACCTAGAAGGAACAACACCTTTTATCTGCCATAACTGGGACAAGAAAAACATTGATAAAATGCAAGCCAAGCAGGCAGGCACAGCAAGCAAGGGTCGTGAGAAACGAGACCCGGCTCAAGACTATGAGGGTGCGTTCTACCGTCTTCCCGATGGTCGCCCCGGCATGAAGCTCATCGCCTTCAAGAACGCTGCGGTTACTGCGGTAACAAGCTTGGGCAAAGAGTTCACCAAGGTTGGAGCCCGTCAGGCATTCTTCATCTTGCGTGACAAGGACGGTGGCGAGTTAACACCGATCTCCTACCCAGAAGACACGCCACCCTACATGAGAACCGACACGGTAACCGTTGGCATGGGCAGCACCGATCTGCGCTATCGCCCTGAGTTTTTGCGTTGGGGTGTGACGCTTGCCATTCAGTTCAACGCCCGAGTAATCACTCAAGATCAATTGGTCAACCTCATAAACCTTGGCGGCTTCTCCGTTGGAGTCGGTGAGTGGAGGCCAGAGAAGAACGGCGATCACGGTCGCTTCCAAGTGGTGAGCAATTTTTCATGGGAGGCTAAGTAGTATGTACCAGTTTAAAGCAGGGCGATCTGTCGCAGGTAAGAAGGCAGAAGATGTGGGCGATGAACTCGCCCGCATCAATGACAAACACGGGGAGCTTACACCTTCCCAGATCGTGAAGGAAAGCAGACCTGTAAAAGCATTGCTTCATGATGTTTTTGAATGGGATGACCCAACCGCTGCCGAAGAGTATCGCATCCATCAGGCAAGGCTTGTGATCAATTGCGTGACTGTCGTTGATAAAGACCTACCGGACACGAAACCCGTGCAGGCCTTTGTCTCCATCACCGTCATGAATGAGGATGAAGAAAACGAGCGGCGCTACATCCCAGCGCAACAAGTTACCAGCAACCCCAAGCTTCTTGAGCAACACCTTGACCACCTCAAGCGTCGGCTCAAGAACATCAGGATCGAGCACGCTGCCTTCACCGAGTTGGCAGCAGTCTGGCAAGCGATCGATACCGCTGTCAGATAACACGGCAGGCGAGGCTTGGCGTGGCGCAGCGGGGCGAGGCTTGGCATTGCATGGCCGGGCAGGCAAGGCAGGGCGAGGCGGGACTGGGCTCGGCACGGTTCGGCGGGGCGGGGCAGGCCAGGCCAGGCGCGGCTGGGTTTGGCGCGGCCAGGCTGGGTTGGCAAGGCTAGTTTCGGCAAGGCAGGCGGGGCTGGGCATGGTTGGCGTGGCTTGGCGGGGCGAGGCGAGGTTCGGCCAGGCAGGCGGGGCGTGTTGTGGCACGGAGTGGCGATGTTTGGCCCGGTGTGGTTTGGCAGGCGGGGCCCGGTGTGGCATGGCGAGGCGAGTCCGGGCGGGGCGAGTCTTGGCGTGGCAAGGCAGGCGTGGCTGGGCGCGGTTCGGCAGGGCCCGGCAGGGTTGGGCAGGCATGGCGTGTTGCGGTCGGGCGAGGCGTGGCCGGGAACGGCTAGGCAGGCATGGCTGGGTTGGGCACGGCGCGGCAGGGCACGGTCTGGCAGGCGGGGTCGGGCGAGGCCCGGTATGGCTTGGCTGGGTAAGGCATGGCAGGCGAGGCGGGCACGGTGCGGTTCGGCTGGGCAGGGCAGAGCGCGGCTTGGCAGGCGAGGAAACAAACAACGGATGATCACGAAACCAGCTTCGTGATCATGAACAAACGACCACCTAAAACACAGCGCATGAAGCGGCCCTTCAGTGCGCTGTTTTCTTTGACACTCTCAGTAACTCAGGAGACACAATCAATGACCAGTTTTATACCAAATCTCATTTATCCGCTCTATAGAGTCAGGATAAGCGGATTAATGAGATTATCCCAGAAAGAAGAACTCATAAAATTCGTTCTTATAATACTAAGACACTCTCTAAGTCTTAGATATATAAGGGTTTATTCTCATTTATCCCATAATCCACACTCTATAAGAGGGATAAACGAGAATGTCTAATCTTTGCAAGCAGTGCGGGAAGTCGATCACCCGTGGTGGCTACCCCATAGGAAGAGGTTCCAAGGCGTATGCGTGCCGCTTCTGCGCGGTGCGTGCGACCGGGCTAACCACAACCGCACTCAGGGCCGCACACGGGGCCCGTATTGCGGGCGAGAACTACCGGAGGGTGATTAAGCGTCTTAAAGACAAGATCGCAAAATACGAGCAGATGGAGTCCCTTACGCACCGCAACTTGCGTGAGCGTATCGAGTTTCTTGAAGACGAGATCGCAACCATGCTTGATGACCGCAAAACCTTTGACCGGGAGATAGCAAAACATGGCAACAAATGACCAGGACATTCTCGCCCAGGTTGATGGCATCATCTCGGAACGAGGCCTCCAGTATGGTGACCCGAGCGAGAGCTTCTGCCAGATTGCTGAGATCTGGACGACGCTCTTGCGTAGCCAACTCGCACCGGGCCAGCGGGTGAGTGCGAGCGATGTGGGACTTCTCATGGCAGCACTTAAGATCGTCAGGCAGAGCAACACACACAAACGGGATAACCTCGTCGACGCGATCGGCTACTTAACAATCGTGTCACGACTGGAGGAGCGACCATGAGCATCGTGAAAACCATCACCGAATACTTTGCCGGGTTGCCTGCCCGCTCACCGAGATGGTCAGCGGTGCGAGGGGCACACCTGAAAAGGAACCCGACCTGCGCTGCGTGTGGCACTAACGACAAGCTCGAGGTGCACCATATTCACCCGTTCCATCTCTTCCCGAATCTCGAGCTCGAACCCTCGAACCTTCTGACCTTATGCGAGACGGGTGGCAACTGTCACCTGTTCATTGGTCACCACAAGCTTTTCAAGAGCTATAACCTGCAAGCCCGAAAAGATGCGGAGGTTTTATTACAGAAAATAAAAGCCAGACCGTGAGGCTCGAGGTGCCGATACCACCGAGCACTAACCAACTCTTCCGGGCCTCGGGTCGGCGTGGCAAATTCTATAAGGCGAGGTGCTATATGGCATGGCTCGCCGAGGTCGCGATCTTGATACCTCGAGGCAAGGCACTCGAAGGACTTGCAGAGATCCTAATCGAGATTCACGGTGGCGAAGGTTGGACTCATCGCAGGGATCTCGACAACACGAACAAAGCGGTCATCGATATGTTGGTAAATAAAGGTTACCTTCATGATGACAACACCAAATATGTGCGACGCATCACCACCTCTTATCATCCCCCGACCCAAGCAAAAGTGCGAGCGATTTGCGTTGTTTACTTAAGGCGCACACAATCTTAGATAGTTTTTTTAGGAGCTTGCATTTGGCAAAGCCAAAACAGCGCTGGTCTTGTGGGACTGTTACAGATCGAGTCCATGAACTCCGTGTCAGCTTCCCGAAATCGGGAAGCCGATTCAGATTTCTCGCACTGACCGATCTCCATTGGGATTCAGCGCACTGCGACCGAGCCTTCCTTAAAAAGCATTTGGATTATGCACTCGCTGAGAACGCTCCCGTTGTAATCGTGGGCGATCTCTTCGATGTGATGCAGGGAAAATATGACCCGAGGGCTGACCCAAAGACGCTTCGACCCGAGCATCGTGGCAGCAATTACTTTGATTTGATTAGCAGCACAGCGCTGGAATGGTTCAAGCCTTACGCCTCTATCCTATGCCTGATTACGCCTGGCAATCATGAGGCAGCAGTTATCAAGAGAAACGAGATCGACCTGATCGATAGACTCACCCACTCACTGCGCACCCAATACAACTCTCCCGTTATCTACGGTGAGGACTGGTGTTATCTATTGCAAAAGAATGACCGCACAACAGGTAAAGCCGATGTGCGCACTAAGCGCATCTTCCTTCATCACGGCTATGGTGGCGGCGGCGAATCAGGCAGAGGCATCCCCCAGCATCAGGCAACCCGATCACAATGGCAGGCTGATGTGTTTATCAGCGGGCACATTCACAGACGCAACACCGACCACAATGTCATCACCAGCGTCAGCGGTAAAGGGAACATCGAGACTACTGATCAATGGTTCGTCAGGTGTGGCAGCTACAAGCAAGAGCTCGACTGCGGGTGGCACATCAGCCGAGGTGCCGCAGCTCGGCCACTTGGCGGGTGGTGGATCACGACCGAGATGACCAGGTCGAACTCGCACACCGAGTACAACACCTTCCCGGAGCAACCATGAGATCACATAAGCCCCCGAGGCATGAGGTCAGGTTTCACGATGCGCCTGGGTGCCGAGCACCTAGGCTTTCGCCCTCTCGTCGTGGCTACGGTCATTCATGGCAGCAACTCAGGAAGCTTGCCTTCGCTCGCTCGCCTTTGTGCGTTCGGTGCGCAGCACCTGCCACCGATGTTGACCACATCATCGCAAAGAGTCACGGTGGCACCGACTCCCTCGACAACCTCCAGACCCTATGCCACAAGTGCCACGCCCTCAAAACATGGCATGAAGACCGAGTCGGTGGTGGTTTCGTCAAGCTTTCTGCGAGGCCTCAAAAATGACCATTTTTGGAGCAAAAAAGGGGAGGGGGGTCTTTTTTGTTTTAGGAGGGGTCAAAGTACCTTGCGTGGTATGCGTTTACAGATTTTCACCAGTATATAGCCCTTTTTTGATGATTTAGGAGTAGTAATGGCTCGAGGCCCGAAAAAAACACCGACAGCAATTTTGAAAATGCGTGGAGCATGGAGAGCGAAGACACGCACCGGCGAACCGCAACCGAGCGCATCACAACTCGACTCGCCTGAGTTTCTTGGCCCTCGTGAAAAGATTATCTTCGACCAGATGTCAGAGGCTTTGTTTCGTGTTGGCGTCCTCACCGAGATTGATGGCTCGTCGCTTTCCCGCTATGCGATTTGTCTCGTCCGATGGATTGATGCGGAAGCTTCTTTGAGCGCTGGAACTCCCACTCACATCGAGATCATGGGTGATGACGAAAAGATTAAGGGCTATAAAGAGACCCCGCCTTACATGGTCTCATGCAAAATGCACGATCAACTCTTGAAGTTGGAGTGCCAGTTCGGGTTAACACCTGCATCGAGACCGAACCTCCAGTCAACCAATGGCGGCAAAGATGGCATCATCGACATCATGAGGGCTATCCAATAACCACCCGAGCGCCAAGGAAAAAGAAGCCTGCCCCCGCCAAAGATCACCCGATCGTAAGGTTCTTTGGTGACCACCTGCGTCATACGAAAGGCGAGTGGGCGGGCACGGGTTTCGTCCTGGCTGAATGGCAGCGTCAGTTCTTGAACGAACTCTTCGGGACGGTGCGCAAGGATGGCCTGCGCCAGTACCGCACCGCCTACCTTGAGGTGCCACGGAAGAACGGGAAGAGCACACTCGCAGCGGGCATCGCTCTCTTCTTGCTCTGCCTCGATCGTGAGGAAGGTGCAGAAATCTACAGCGCAGCTAGCGACAAAGATCAAGCCTCAATCGTATTCGACCAAGCCTGCCAGATGATCGAGGAAAACCCGAACCTCTCAACCATGCTCAGGATCTATCGCAACAAAACCATCGAGCACAAGGCCTCGAACTCGTTCTACAGATCGCTATCAAGCGACGCCTTCACGAAACACGGGCTCAACGCTCATGGCGTGATCGTTGACGAGGTTCATGCTCAACCAAACCGAGAACTGTGGGATGTGTTGACAACCTCAACCGGGGCCCGAAGGCAACCGCTAACGCTCGCACTCACGACCGCAGGGCATGATCGCCAAAGCTTATGCTGGGAGCTTCGCCAGTATGCCGAGGGCGTCAACGATAAGCTCATTCACGACCCGACTTTCTACAGCAAAATCTACACCAGCACAGGCGACTGGAAGGCCGAATCGACTTGGGCCGAGGCGAACCCGAACTATGGCGTTACCGTGAAAGCGGATTACTTTGTGAAGGCAGTAGCAGAGGCCAGTGCGAACCCTTCCCGCGAAAACGCTTTCAGAAGATTACACTTGAACCAGTGGACATCGCAGGAGACGAGATGGATCTCGCTCGAGCGCTGGGATGCGTGCTCCCGCGATCTCCCTGATCTTTCCGGTCGAATGTGTTTCGGTGGTCTTGATCTTTCATCAACCCTCGACTTAACGGCGTTCGTGCTTCTCTTCCCGCCTATCGAACCCAATGAACCCTACTGGATCGTGCCGACCTTCTTCGCACCTGCGGACGCAGCGAGGGAGCGAGAAAGAAACAACAAGCACCGACTCGATGATTGGGAACGCCAAGGTCTGATCGTGACTACGCCTGGGCGATCGCTCGACTATAGGGCAGTCGTGGCGGTCATTGATGGACTGGCCCGAAAGTACAACATCCAAGAGATCGCCGTTGACCGTTGGAACATTAACCAGATCAGTAAGGATCTCGAAACACTCGGCAAGAATAACGGCAGGCCCGATTGGCTTGTTGGCTTCGGGCAGGGCTTCGCAGCGATGACCGCACCCTCGAAAGAGTTAGAAGTCCTCGTACTCTCCGAGAAGATCGCGCATGACGGCAACCCGGTGCTGCGTTGGATGTTCTCGAATGTGCAAGTCGAGCGAGACAATGCAGGCAACATCAAAATGCATAAGGGCCGAGCCGTCGAGAAAATCGATGGCATCGTGGCAACAATTATGGCTTTAGGTCGGGCGCAGGTCAGCAGCCTAAACGCAACAAATATTTACGACACCCAAGGAATAACACTACTATGATTGAACGCATAAAAGGATTTATCTCTCGGGCGCTTTCCCTATCGGGTGGCAACCTGAAAGACCCTCGCTTAAATGAGCTCTTCGGGGGCGCATCAACTGACTCAGGCGTCAGCGTCACACCCGATACGGCCCTCACCTACTCAGCGGTTTACGCTGCGGTGCGTTGCATTGCCGAGTCCGTGTCCTCGCTTCCGCTCAACTACTACGAACGCCTGCCGGGTGGTGGCAAGGCACACGCAAAAGCGAACCCGCTGCACACGCTCCTTCATGATGAACCTAACCCCGAGATGAGCTCGCTGCAATGGCGCGAAGCCTCAATGGCGCACTTGTTGCTTCATGGAAATTCTTACTCTGAAATCGTGCGTGACCTTGAGGGCAATGTGGTCGAGCTCTGGCCGATCGACCCGACTATGGTGACGCCCAGGCGCACCGACTCGGGTGAGCTTTACTACGAACTCAACCGGGGAAAGTCTTTCATCACCGCTGGCAATATGTTGCACATACCCGGTCTATCATTCGATGGCATCTCGGGCATCAGCGTGATCGGGTTGGCCCGCCAGTCGATCGGGTTATCAATGGCGATTGAAAGCTTCGGTGCTGGTTACTTTGGCAGAGGTGCGAGGCCCGGTGGTGTGTTAACCTTCCCCGGCCAGCTATCACCCGAAGCACGGCAGAACCTTCGCAGATCGTTTGAAGAACTTCATGCCGGTGGTGCAAACTCTCACAGGGTCGCTTTGCTCGAGGCGGGCCTGAAGTGGGAGGCGATTGGCGTGCCACCCGACGATTCGCAGTTTCTTCAGTCGAGAGAGTTCCAAATCATCGAGATCGCTCGCTGGTTTAACCTGCCACCCAACAAGCTCAAAGATCTCTCAAAGACTTCGTACAACTCCCTCGAGCAGATGGAGATCAGCTTCGTCGTGGATACGCTTCGCCCTTGGCTAGTTCGTTGGGAACAACAACTTAACCGCAAGATCATCAGGCCGAAAGACAAAGGAAGTTTCTTTTTCGAGTTCAATGTAGACGGGAAACTGCGGGGCGAGATCGCTGCCCGTTATCAGTCGTACTCGGTCGCTCGCAACTGGGGATGGTTGTCGGTGAACGAGATACGAGAAAAAGAAAACATGAACCCGATCGAGGGTGGCGATGTGTATATGCAGCCGATGAATATGCAGTCGATCAACACCGCACCCACGGCAGCACCTGCAACCGATCCGAGTTTGGTGGCAGTGCCCACACCAGAGACCCAAGACCCGACAGCGATCGCAGCACCCGCAGCAGCAGCGGGGGCAGATGTCGCAAGCACCGCACTCAACGGCGCACAGATCACCAGTCTTGTTGACTTGGTTACTCAGGTAGGCATGAAGCTCATCCCGATCGCATCGGCCAAGGCGATTGCAATTGCCTCGTTCCCGTTCCTCTCGCAAGCGGTGGTCGATCAAATCTTCAACGGGCTCGACAGTGTGCCAACTCCACCAACCTTACCAAACCCTCCAGCGACCACACCCGCTCGCTCTCATGAGTCGATCATCCTACGCCTGCTTGATGATGCGGGTGAACGCCTTCAAAATGTGGAGTGTTCAGCCGTCAAGAGATTTGCCAACAAACCAGCAGAGTTCTTAACCAAGCTCGATCACTTCTGTGCCGAGCATCGGGCCCGCGTCGTGTCCGCATACTCACCAGTCTTGGAAGCGTTTGGCCTGACCACCGATCTCGATGGTCATGTGCAAAGGCATCTCGACCAGTTCCGATCCACTTGGCTGGACTTCAGCGGATCAGTGACCGCAGCGAAACTTGCCGAAGCAGTTTCCGAAAAGATCAACACCATGAAAGGGGTCAGCAATGAAAACTAATACCGTTGAACGCAGGTTCTCTACCGAACTCCGAGTCGATGTCGCAGCGCAGAAGATCATCGGCTACGCAGCGAAATACGATCTTTCCTCAGAAGACCTCGGCGGCTTTCGAGAGTTCGTTCGCCCTGGTGCATTCACCCGCTCCCTCGACAGCAACCCCGATGTGAGGGCCTTGATTGATCACAACCCGAGTCTCATCCTCGGGCGTACCGTCTCGGGCACGCTAAGACTCGAGAGCGATGCCACCGGGCTCAAGGTTACTATCGACCCGCCCGACACCCAGTATGCTGCCGACTTGATGGCGGTCATGTCTCGGGGTGATGTCTCGCAGATGAGCTTTGCGTTTACGACTTCCGAGGATGCGTGGGATCTGGTGGATGGTAAGCGGGTGCGCAGTCTTCTCGCCGTGGAGCTCCACGATGTGAGTGTGGTGACTTATCCCGCCTACCCGGACACCTCGGTGGCAGTTCGCTCCTTATCGATCTACACCCAGGACGCCATCCGGTCAGCGCAACGCCTGCGGGAGCTTCGCCTCCGGGGTGATCGGTAGTTCAGCAACTTGGACTAAGTCGCTCGCTTAGTTCACGCAAACGCCTTTCCGTGGACTAGGGTGGGGGAATTCCTCCACCCTATAAAAGCCCTAGGAAAATTGACTTTCTGGAAGCTTTCTAACCAACCATATCGTGATTATCCATAATAAAGTGCGTGCTCCCACGAACAATAGGCTACGATAGCAATACGGCGACCGGCGTTTGCCCGGTTGAATGGATCGAAAAAAGGAGCAGAAACATGGATAGCAAGACGAAAATCAACCTATTGGTTGCAGCGGTGGCGTGCCTGACAGTCAGCTTGATCGTGTCGTGTGTGGTCGTGGTGGTGTTAGTAAAGGGTGGTAACCAACAAATGACCCAAGAGTCGGCAGCGCAGAGCGTGACAGATATGGCGGCGGCGATGAAGAAGAATGCCCTCGAGGCCGAGGAACGGGAAGCGGTTCGCAGAGAGAGCGAGAGAGTTGCGGAAAGAGAACGAGTAAGGATTCAGACTTCCCGAGATAAAACTGACGCAATGTTCAGAGATGCTTATAAGGGTCGTTAACCCTTCCCCCGCTCTCCCTAGGCTCGCCTTCACCGGCGGGCCTTTTTTTTTGGCACGATTGTTGACGGATCGCAGATCCGTGGTTTAATCGGTCTATCGAAATCAGTGCAGTCTTTACGCACAGTTTCCCGAACTAGGGGCCTGTGCGTTTTTTTATGTCTCTCACCGAGACTGATGCACTGCCCTAATACCGCAAATATTAGGAAGAAATCCAATGACCGAAATCGAAACCCTGCGCTCCCAGCGCACCGCAAAACTTGCCGAAGCCAGAGCCATACACGCTCAAGGCACCACCGAAAAGCGAGAACTGACCCCCGAAGAAGCCACCGCATTCGAGGCCTTGGTTTCTCAGGTTGACGAACACGAAGCCCGCATAACTGAGATTGAAGGCGGCGCAGCAGCTCCCGCAGAAGAAGCAGCACCCGAAGAAGCCGCTTCCGCTCGCAGTAATAAGCTTGCAAGCTTGGAAGCTTCCTCCAAAAGACCCGCAGCACGAAGGTCTTCACCGATCGAAGCGCCTGCGTTTGTGCGCGATTTTGGCGATCGTCAATCAACTTCAGATAGAGCATTGGCCTTACGAGGATGGCTCGGATTTCATAGCGTGAACGGTGCCTCCAATGAGCAGAGAAACGCTGCGCAACGATCTGGCCTAGAACTTGGGAACAATCGCTTGAGCTTCAAGCTCAACGCTAAAGCTCCTAAGTCACAAGCCGAAGCCCGTGCGCAATCCTTGACCGGTTCCGCTGGTGGTTATACCGTTCCCCAAGGTTTCATCAATCAGCTCGAAGCTTCTTTGCTGGCTTTCGGCGGGATGCGAGAAGTCGCAACCATCTTACGAACAGCAGAAGGCAATGACCTGCCAATTCCTACCGTGAGTGATCACAGTAATGTTGGTGCGATCCTTGCAGAAAATACTCAAGTTGCTGAGCAAGATATCACCTTCGCCCAGATCACCTTGAAGGCTTACAAGTATTCATCGAAGCTCATCCGAGTTTCGTCTGAACTCTTGCAAGATTCTGCGATTGATTTGGAATCTTTCATCGGCGGCGCACTTGGGGAAAGGATTGCGAGAATATTTAATACTCACGCAACCGTTGGTGACAACTCCTCAAAACCACAGGGCATCTCGGCATCCGGTGCAGGTAAAACTGCTGCCGCTGTTGACGCCATCACCTTCGCTGAGTTGCTTGATCTTCAGCATTCGCTCGATCCAGCTTATCGTGCGAACGCCAAGTTCATGATGCACGACTCGACCTTCAAGCTTGTGCGTAAACTTGTCGATGATCAGAACAGGCCGATCTTCATGAACGACCTTTCTGCGACTTCCCCTGGTACTTTGTTCGGGGTTCCTGTCGTGATCAACCAGGATGTGGCAACAGTTGCGGCTGGCGCCAAGGCTATCTACTACGGTGATTTTTCCAAGTATATCATCCGAGATGTGCAGGACTTCACACTCTTGCGCCTTGAAGAAAGATATGCCGATTATCACCAAGTTGGCTTTGTTGGTTTCTCCCGTCACGACGGAAGAATCCTCGACGCTGGCACTGATCCAATCAAGCATATGGTAATGGCAGCTAGCTAATGAAAATTAAATTTCATACTTCCGTGGCGGGCCTGTCGTTCACCTATGATGCAAATCTGGTGTACGACCTCCCGCTCGAAGAGGCTGCAAATTGTGTCCGACTCGGCTGGGCGAGCGCTGTTGAAGCGCCCGCTCCTCCGGTCTCGGAAACCCGACAAGTCAAGGCTGAGAAGGCAACCTCGAAAAAACAAAAAGAGAAACGCTAATGTTGACAGTTGTCACTCCTCCAGCGACCGAACCGATCACCCTCGCAGAAATGAAACTGCACAGTCGCATTGATGGCAACGACGATGACGCTCTAATTAATACGCTCATCACCGCAGCGCGACAGCAGCTCGAGCAGATGGCCAGTCACAAAATGGTGACGCAGACTCTTGCGCTTTCGATCGATGACTTCCCCGACTCTGGCATCCTCTACCTCGAAGGCCCAGTGCAGTCGGTGAGCTCAATCCAATATTACGACCTCGATGGCAACCTTCAAACTTGGGATGACGAACTTTATCAAGTCGACATTACCTCGAACCCGGGCCGTGTAATGCCTGCCTACGATGAGACTTGGCCCGACTACCTCGATGACTACAACTCCATCGTGGTGACTTATGTCGCAGGCTGCGGCAACGCCAACGAAGTCCCAGCGATTTTAAAGCAAGCGATCAAGATGTTGGTGGCGCACTGGTACAACCAGCGCGAGACAGTAGGAGAAGTGCAGGGCTACGAAGTGCCCTACGCCGTCGACAACATCGTTAAAATGTTTAGTCGAGGCATTGTCAACTAATGCTAAAAGCTGGCGAATTAACACAGAGAATAAGCTTTCAGCGTGATGAATCAACCACCGTTGATGATTACGGTCAGGTGACCCGCTCATGGAATACCTACTACACGACCTGGGCGAGTGTTCGCCCGCTCTCAGGCAGGGAGCAAGAGCAGGGCATGGCGAGGCAGGCTTCGATCTCGCACCGTGTCCGCATTCGATTCAAGGCAGACATCCTTCACGGTGATCGCATCTCGATGGGTAGTCGCACGCTTGAGATCGTCAGCATCCGCAACATCGATGAGGGCTCATGGGAACTTGAAATAGATGCGATCGAAAGGGGGAACTAATGCCCAGAGCAGAAATCAGAATCGACTCCTCATCGCTAAAAGGTTTGCTCACCTTGATGGAGCATATCGATACCAAGGTAAAGCGAGAAGGATTGAAAAACGCATTGCAAGCAGCGGGCAAACTGGTGGTTGCAGCAGCAATCCGAAAAGTCTCAATAAAACATCGGGTGTTGCAAAACGCCTTAGACATACGGGAAAAGGTAGTACTCAAAAAATCAGAGCAATATGCTTACGCTGTTATCGGGCCACGAAGACGGGCAGGGGTAAAGATCGGAAAGCTCGAACACATCCCGACCAAGTACGCGCACTTCGTTGAATATGGAACCGCAGCACATCCAACGGGTGCAGGCGATGTGACCAACGAAATGCTTCTGACACGCAAAGACAAAGACTATAAAGCCGATGGCAAATTGCATCCCGGTGGTAGACCCAAGCCATACCTTCGACCAGCGTGGGACGAAACCAAAGACCAAGCGCTCAACATAATCGCAGCGATACTAGGCGAAGCGGTAGACAGGGGGGCGGCATGAGTGCTTCTAAAGCCCTTCGAGCCCGACTAATCGACGATGCTACCCTTTCTGGTCTTGTGGGCACCCGCATCTATCCCGGTCGTGCGCCACAAAAGCCCGTTCTTCCTTACATTGTTTACCACCGCATCAGCACGGTGCGCTCGGCCACGCTCGACAGCGGCAACACCAAGGTGCCTGAAGTGCGCCTTCAGTGCGATGTCATCGCAACAACTCAATCGGAAGTCGAAACCATCATGAATCAAATGCGAGTCGTGATGGACAACTTTCGCGGCACCTCTTCCGGGGTGGTCGTTCTCGGTGTTAGCGTGAGTGATGAGCAAGACCAACCCGAGTTCTTTGAGGGCTCGGACACCGTGTTTTATCATTCGTCTTTGGATTTTTCCATCATCTATAGGGAGTCTTAATTATGGCAGCAGTCTTAACCCAAGGCACGGCAATCTCGATCGGCGGCACCACCCTCACCGGTGTTACCGACATCACGCCACCCAGTGCGACCCGTGGCACCGTTGATATAAGCAATCTACTTAGCCCAGATCACGCTAAGGAATACGCAGGCGGGATGATCGATGGTGGCGAGATGTCTGCGACCGCAATCGTAGGTGTGGGCAACGCAGCACTCGGCACGATCAGCGCATACATCGAAGATTACGGCGCAGCCAAATCGTGCGTTATAACCCTCGCCGATTCATCGACCGTCTCTTTCGATGGCATCATCACGAAGTTTCAAGTCGATGGCGTTGCCACGGGCGACAACACAGTTAAGGCCACAGTTGGCGTTAAACCAGTAGGCAAAATAACCTACGCTTTTGATTAAGGAGTTTCTCATTTTAGACAAGCAAAAGTTATTAAGTGCAGGCAGTGCGTACAAGCTCGGGGAGATCGAGATCCCCGAGCTCGGTGGCAAAGTATTCTTGCGAGTGATTAGCTCCCGTGAGCGTGATCAACTTGAAAGTGAAATCAGTGCGGGCTCGAAGTCGGGCAACTTATCCAACATCCGAGCCAAGCTGGTGGTGAGGTCTATCGCTGATGATCAAGGCAAGCGGATCTTCACCGATGCCGAGGTCGAAGCTGTGGGCGAGATGCCTGCGCCTCTTGTTGGCATCCTCTTCGATGCGTGCGCCAAGCACAATGGCATGAGTGGCGGAGCAGTTGAAGACGCAAGAAAAAACTAATTGAGCGCCCGGGGAGGCGGTTTCTATTCCGCTTGGCTGGGCATCTCAAAAAAACAGTCGGTGAACTCCTCGATGGCATGGATGCCGCCGAGCTCACGGAGTGGATGGCTTTCTCCACGATCGAGCCACTCGACGCAGACCGTGCCGACATTCATGCAGCGCAGGTGTGCTCAACGACGGCGAATGTGTGGCGCGGATCTGAGACAAAGGTTCTCGAGGTGAAAGACTTTATCCCGGACTGGTACGGGGAAAACAAGAAAGCCGACAACTTCGCAGGGCTCAAGGCGTGGGCGCAAGCGATGGGCACTAAGAAAACCTAGGAGCGATGATGGCAAAAACTATCGGATCATTAAATGTTTCGATGGGTCTTTCCATAACTGACTTCATCACGAATCTCGACAAAGTTAAAGAGGACATGGGAAGCCTCGAGGCAGTAACCTCGGAGGCTTCCAAGCACTTCGATGATGATGTCGCCGGGGTGATGGGCGATGCGCTTCATAAGTTCGCAAAGACTTCAAAGCTCGGTGCAGACGATGCTCTCGCCTTTGCGGTCTCGCTCAAGAAGCTCGGCCTCGATGCGGACACGATCACCAGCACGCTCGACAAGTTCGGTAAGGGTATAGGGAAGTTTGCCAAGAATGCAGGCGAAGCGTCGAAGGCTTTCGCAGGCATCCTCGGAAAGATCGGCGAAAGCGATAAGGTCTTACTCAAAGATATTCAAGCGCTGGAAAGCATGGGCGTGCGAGCGTTCGATGCAATGGCCAAGGAACTTTCCAAGGTCGAAGGTAAAGCAGTCACGACTGCCGAGGTCATGAAGCGGATCGCCTCGGGTGCCGTATCGGGCAAGGATGCTTTGAAACTTCTCACGCAGGGCGGGCAAGCTCCAGTGGGTGGTGGCGATGCCGCGAAAGAATCGCAAGCCAAATCCAAGCTCGCCAGCTTCCTCACCCATGTCGAAACAAAAATCAGCAGTGCTGCATCTTCTATCTTCAGCCGTGTAACCAACCTTATCATGAACCCGGTCACCGCCATCGGGGGCGCTCTCGCCTCTTATGGCGTGTACAAAATCTACGACCGTGCCGTGATGGCCTTTGCAAACACCGAGGAAATCTTGACCCGCATCAAGGGGCTCGCAGGCGAAGCCAACGCAGAGCGTCTTGGTGGCGTGATGGGCGAGATCGCTGATCAGGGGCGCATCGCTCAAGATGCAGTCGGCAAGCTAGCTACCGGGTTCCTCGGCCTCGGGGTCTCGGGCGCAGACGCAGCACGCATGATTGAAAGTTTCGGGCGCACTAGCCTCGTTGCTGGCTCGGGTGCCACGGATGTCTTCAATAAATTAGGCGAAGTCGCTCAGAACATGACCCGCACCGGTCAAGCTTCCAAGGATGATTTCGCAGCGCTCGCAGCGATGGGCCTGCCTGTTTACGATGCACTGGCGCAGCGTCTTTCGATGGTTTATAAAAGAGCAATAACTGCACAAGAAGCAATGGGGATGCTGGCTAGGAATCAAGTCGGAACCGCAGACGCTCTCAACGCATTGAACAATTTGCAGACAAACTCCGATGTGATCAAGCAGGCAGAAGAACAGGCTGGAACACTTAAAGGTATTTACGCCCGACTTGCGGGTGAGGTGCAAGGGTTCTTTACTGAGTTCGGTGCCGACATTGTAGACGCTTTGGATCTCAAAGGTTTTTCAAAAAGCCTCATTGGGTTCATGCAAAGTCTCAGAGCGAACTTTGATTCACTAACCCCAGCGATCAAAAATATCGGTATGGTGCTCGCCGTGGTTCGAGATGTGTTATTCGATGCGTTCAAGGGTTTGGTGAGTTTCTTCACCACGATGGGCGGGGCCGATGTGGCGGTGGGGAGTATCGACAACATTAGGGCGGTGGTTGTTTCCTTTGCGCAGGGCGTAATGGTAGCAATGCAGTCGGTGATGAGTGGGGCAATCACAGTCATCAATGAGATCGTAGCTGCCGTGGGCGGGCTCAAGAAGTTTGCAGCCATCTTTGCAGGTGTGGTAGCTGGCGCCAAGGTTGGAACGCTCGCTGGTTCGTTTGGTGGCGTTACTGCTCTTCCCGCTGCGATCATAGGTGGGGTAGCGGGTGGCCTCTACGCTAATAGCAAGGTAAGTGGTGGTGGCCCTCAGATCGATGCAGAAGCGATTAAAACAAAAATGAACGCCTCCTTTGATGAGATAACGAGACGCATCGGGGGAAGCGGTGGCGAAGCCGGTAATCAGTTCTTAATGGAACTAGAGAACACGATTGTTGAAAGGTCGAAAGGCTTTGCAGAAAAAGCCAACCCGTTCCGAAAGTTCTCACTCGCTGGGGTCGACACGCAGATCGACTCATTCTTCTCATCGCTGACCGCTGCCAATGTAGGGCACACCACTTTCTTGAACACCTTACAAGGTGGCGTAGGCTCGACGATTGCGATCCTTAGACGCGAAATGGAACTGGGAAACCTTACTGCTGAAGAGTTCGCAGCAAAAATGACAAAGCTTTCCGAAGGTGCGATGGCATCGCTGGACGCCAAGCTTAAAGCTGGCATCATCACGAACACGGAATACGCCAACGGGATCGCACTGATCAACGAGAAGATTGACGCCCTCGACATCTCAGGCCTCAACGCCTTCATGGGTGGTGACAATATGCCCGCCTGGATCAAAGAGCTATCCAACATTGAAAGCCCACTCGAAACCTATCGCAGAAAAATGGAAGAGCTCAAAATGACCCTTGCGGATCGGCCCGACCTTTTCGCAGCGGGTGCAGCGCAACTTGCTGACGAACTCGAGCGCAGCGTCGGAGCGATGGAAGAACTCAAGAACCCTGCCGCACTCATGCAGGGCACGGCAGGCGCATTCTCGCAAGTGCTCAAGATCCAAAACGCAAAAGGAGGCGAAAGCGCTGCGGACAGATTGTTACGGCTTCAGCAACGGGCAGAAGAAAAAGACACCGCAAGAAATAACTACTTGGCAGCGATCGCAGCAGCAACGGCGAACAACAACCAAATGAACATCGTTCAAGTGTAAAGGAAACACTATGGCAGTCACGAACACCTATGAAACTTTTGAAGGCCGAACAGGCAGCGATGACAGCAAGCTCCAAGTCTCGCTGGTGCGCTCGTTCATTGTGCAGACGAACGATATGGCCGATGATGTGCCCAGTCTTTTTGGCACCAACCTTCCCGCGCTCTTCTCCCAGCACCCGACCTTTGAGCGTGCTTGGTGCATCGGCCGCACCGCGTCGCAGATGGAAGACCCCTACTTCTGGAAAGTCACTTGCAGCTATTCATCGAACATCGACACCGTGGCGCCGAGCTCGACGCCTAGCGCACCGCAGACGCCCGAGGTTGCAAACCAAAACAAGGGCGCAAGCCCAGAAGAGAAGGCCAGCGAGGAAAACCTCAACCCGCTGACGAGACCTACTGACATCGATTTCAGCACTTCCGATAAAGAGTATGTCCTCGATGAAGACTACAGCGCAACGCCCAAGGCGATGGTAAACGGGAACGGTGAGAGGTTCGACCCGCCGGTCATGACGCACCGACCGCTGCTTAACATGAAGCTTGAATTTAATAGCGCAACCTTTATCGCTCTCGACTGGATGAGCCGAGTTAAGTGTGTGAACACCGCTACCTTCTCAGGCTTTGCAGCTCGCACCATGCTCCTTGATAAAGTGACGGCAAAGCGGGTCTATGAGAGTGGCTTTAAATACTGGCGCATTTCGCTCGAGTTCCTACTCGACAAGGATAACTGGGACGCGGTAGTGCTTAATCATTCTTACCGTGAGTGGAACGGCACCGAATTAATAACAGCAAGAGACATCGCAGGAAATGTCCTTCCCAACGGAGTAATCATCTTAGGAGACACGGGCATCCCGCTCGATCACGGGGTCGCCCCTACCGAGGCAAATGGTGGCTTCTTACGCTTCCGCATTTACGATGATATCTCGTTCGCTTGGCTACTCCCCATCTACAGGAAAATACTCTAATGTCCAGCGCCTATGGCTTTACTGAAGATAGTGCCAGACGCATCGCCAGAGTGGTGAAGTCGGTCGAGGGCGACACGACCGAACCCACACGGATCGGGCCCATGCTCGGCGGTTCCACGATGAGCGTGGTGAAGGTGACGGCGGTTGCGTCCCCGCTTTCCTTGGGAACACGCCTGGACTATCACGCAACCGATGGCGTGCTTGTGGTTCAGAACGAGGTTAAGATCAGAGAGGTGAACGGGCAAGCGCTCAAAGCCAACGATTACTATGTAGGGTTCTTTAGTGGTTACACTTCAGCAGGGCAACCAGTGTTTCTTGTGAGCGTTTCGAGTGCCTCTACTTCTTCGGGCTCGGGAGGCTCAGGAACCTCGGGAGGCTCAGGAACCTCGGGCACCTCGGGAGAATGCTTTGATGTGATTCAGTCGATCGATTGCACCGACGGCGAACTCAGTGTCACCTATGCGACCATATGCCCTGACAGCGGTACAGCAATCATCGTTGGTCAGCAAACTGGCAACTACACGATCACGACCCGGTACTCCATCACCGGGGGCGCATCACTCGCAGCAGGCGTGACGCTTAACCTCGTGGGCGATGTGGCCTCGCCGGGGAATAATAAAGTTTACGGCACCAACGACAGCGGCGTAAGAGGATGGCAAGACAGTTTAACCTCGCTCACAGATTTAATTGGTTTCCCTGATACCTACACCGCTGGGTATTTAGTTCGGGTGAACGAGGCGGGCGATGGGTTGGAATTTTTTGTTGACCCTTACGCACTTCAGATCGACCTCGACACGACAAATGACACCATCGCCGCCTTACAAGGCGACCTTGCAGATCTAGTTTCGGCAGTTGAATCTATTCCAGGCCCGCCAGATTTAAGCAGCATTTATACCAGCATCACTGACTTAGAGGCAGACCTCGCAACAGCACAGGGTGACCTTGCTACAGCACAGGGCGACATCACTGCTTTAGAAACAGACCTTGCTACAGCACAGGGCGACCTCGCTACAGCACAAGGCAACATCTCTACTTTGCAAGGCGATCTCGCTACAGCACAAGGCAGCATCTCTACATTGCAAGGCGACCTTGCCACAGCGAACGGGAACATCTCTACATTGCAAGGTGACCTTGCCACATTAAGCGGGGTTGTTGCGTCCATCCCAGGGCCACCCGATTTAGGCGATATTTATTCTAGGCTCAGCGCACTAGAGGGTGCATAATGACAATGGACTTAACTAGAAATGCACGAACGCAACCACAGCAATGTGTGCCGTGCTGCCCGCCAACCGGCAACCCAAATACCCTTGGCTGTTGCGCCGCCTACACCATGCCCGAGAAATTAACCGTCTCGCTTTTTGGATATGAGAACGCTGGATGGCCTACCCCAGCA